ATAGGTTTTACAACTTTCCTGAATATTAATTGCACTTCCTATGGAAATTCTTTAGCCGGTTTCGATGCAATAAACCAGACTACGATTTGTGCTAATTGCATAGCTGAAAATAATGCTACCACTGGTTACAGAACTAACGTAGGCAGGATCACGTTAATAAACTGCGCTTCTTATAATAATACCTCAGGACGTTATGGCTCAGGTGGAGGCACTCTTAATGGAGATGTAAACCCAATTACAGGTTCCGGATCGTTCTTTACAAACGCAGCTAGCCAAGATTTCTCTCTTAACAATACGGCTGGCGCTGGTGCTTCAGCTCGTGCGGTTGGATTTCCCGCTTCCTTTCCTGTCGGCACAAATCTTAATTATCATGATGTTGGCGCTCTTCAACACCAAGATAGCGGTGGCGGCGGCAGTACAGGTATTTCACGCGCTAGAGGCGCATCAGGTTTCTAATGACAGAACGTATTCCTCAATCTACTTCTAAACTAATTGTATTCAAGGCTTATCTTTCTTCTGATCATGTAACCGAAGCGACAGGCAAAACAATAGCCATCACTATCAGTAAGAACGGTGGTGCTTTCGGCAATCCTAACGCGGGTGCTACCAACGCTACTGAAATATCTTCAGGTTGGTATAAGGTTACTTTAGACACTACAGACACTAATACGTTAGGTCCTCTAGCAATTAGAGGTGCTGTAGCAACTATCGATGATATAGGAATTCTTGTAGAAGTAGTTTCAGCTACGTCAGGTGGGTACACCAATTTAGACGCTGCTGTCAGTTCTAGAATGGCTACATATACTCAACCAACAGGCTTCCTATCAGCAACATTCCCGACGGGAACTGTAGCTAATACAACTAACATCACCGCAGGTACAGTAACTACTGTCAGCGGTAACGTCAACGGTTCTGTTGCTAGTGTTAGTGGTGCAGTTGGAAGTGTAACTGGTTTGACTGCAAGTAATCTCGATACCACTGTTTCCAGCCGTCTTTCGACTGCAGGTTATACTGCTCCAGACAACGCAGGTATTACAGGTATTAAGGCTAAGACTGACAGTTTGACATTCACAGTTGCAGGTAGAGCAGATGCCAATATCAGATCGGTCAATAGTATCGCTGTAACTGGAAACGGTTCTCCCGGAACACCTTGGGGGCCATAAATGGCTTCTCATTGGGGTGTATCTTGGGGAGTAAGCTGGGGAGTTAGTTGGGATATCGTTGATACTCCTGTCGTAGAGACAGTTGTAGGTGGACGAAGATGGACAGCAACTCCAGAAGAGATTGCTAGGGATAAGGAAAACCGAAGTAAGTTCCCTTATGACCATAAATTCCCTAGAAGTCATGAAGAACAGATAAAACAGTCTGCTGCTATTCTTGCAAGGTCTGGCGGGTACGCAAGAGCTAAGAATTTAACTCCAAGTCAACGTGTAAAGATTGCTACAAATGCCGCAAAAGCCCGCTGGAAATAACCTGCAAGCATAGAAATCAATGAAACCTGATAAAACGAAATCAAGTAAGCAAAATTCTAAGTCTGGCGATGAGAAGGTGAAGCCTTACAAGAAACCAGCAAGCATAAGTAAACATGCTAAAATTATAGGTAGTTTAGGCGGAAGGCCTCGTAAAAATGCCCAGATACAATACTAAAGGCGAAGTTGAACTGACTTCTCTTCCCGGGAATGCCTTACATGGGCGTCACAATGCCGATGGCAGCTTAAACATGGTTATTAACGATGGAAGTACGTATACAGGACGAAATCATCCTAGTGGTGCCTTAAATGCTGTAATTACTACTTCTAGAGCTGCTGCTCAGCATCCTAACGGCAGTCAATACGTAATTCTTCAAGCGGACGGGGTTGGGTATACTCCCGTTGGTAATGGCACTTAAAAAGAAAGTAGCGACCGAGCTACAAAAACAAAGAGAAGATCGAAAGATACAGGCTTTAAATAGTCTGGAGTCTTTCATCAATCTCGTACATCCTAAACGTATGTTGGGCAACATCCACCGGGATGTAATAAACTGGTGGACGCGACCGGAAGCAAAGACACATCAATTGCTCCTGTTGCCTCGAGACCACATGAAATCAGCTCTTATAGCATACCGCGTGGCGTGGGAACTTACACGTGATCCCACTTTAAGGGTGCTGTATATTTCTTCTACTTCCAATCTGGCTATAAAGCAGTTGAAGTTCATTAAGGACATCCTGACGTCAGACGTTTATCGTCTCTACTGGCCAGAAATGGTTAATAAGGAAGAAGCTAAACGAGAGAAGTGGACAGAGAGGGAAATCTCACTTGACCACCCGAAGCGTAAAGAATGGGCTATCCGTGATCCTTCTATCTGGACTGCCGGGCTTACTACTAATATCGTTGGTATGCATTGCGACATTGCAGTTCTTGATGACGTCGTTGTTGCCAATAATGCTTATCAAGAAGACACCCGAGAAAAGATAAAAGATCAGTATTCACTTCTCTCTTCAATTGAAACTGTGAATGCTAAAGAGTGGGTTGTTGGTACTCGTTACCATCCTCGAGATCTCTATAGCAGTTTGAGAGAAATGGAGATAGATGAATATGATGAATTGGGAAGTATTGTTCGATCAGAGCCCCTTTTTGAAGATAAGGAATTCCCTGTTGAAAACCTTGGAGACGGAACTGGAGAATTCCTTTGGCCCCGATCCCAAAGTCCTGACGGAAAGTGGTTCGGTTTCAACTCAGAAGAGCTCGCAAAGAAACGGGCGCAATATATCAATAAAGTACACTTCCGAGCCCAATATTACAACGATCCAAATGACCTCGACACCGCTCCAATCAACAGAGGTCTCTTCCAGTACTACGACCCCAACTACGTCTCCCGCAGAGACGGACACTGGAGTTTCAAAGGACAGCGACTTAACGTCTGTGCAGCAGTCGACTTCGCTTACAGCACAGGAAAGAAATCCGACTCCACATCGATCGTGGTTGTTGGGGTGGATGGACAGCAAAACTTCTACGTCTTAGATATCGATCGATTTAAAACAGATAAGATGTCCGACTACTTCAATAGGATATTCAAACTATATGAGAAGTGGAGCTTTCGTAGGATACGAGCAGAAGTATCGGTAGCACAACAAGTAATCGTTAAAGACCTAAAGGAGAGCTACATTCGACCTATGGGATTATCCCTAGTGGTTGATGAGTATCGTCCTAGTAGGTGGCAGGGTTCAAAGGATGAGCGCATCATGGCCGTCCTTGAACCTAAATATGCTAACCATCAGATCTGGCATTACCCCGGCGGTAACTGTCAGATACTTGAAGAAGAATTAATTTATACCAATCCAGCTCACGATGACGTCAAGGATGCTCTTGCTTCCGCTGTCGATTTCGCAATAGCTCCGATTGATACTTATAGACAACGGAAAGCAGAGAATAGTGTATTCAAATTTCATGGTAGATGGGGCGGTGTCGCTTGACAAGTAGAGTACTGACTGTCGAAGACATCGTTTCTCCAGACCGTATGGCGACTAAGATCGCTGAGGACTGGATTACTAAAGATAATATGCGTCAGACGTGGAAGACAGATATCGAAGAAATTCGACGATACGTTTTTGCGACGGACACAAGTCACACTAGTTCTGGTTCGACACCTTGGAAGAATAAGACGACTATTCCGAAGTTGTGTCAGATTAGAGATAATCTGTATTCCAACTATACAGCTACTCTTTTCCCGAAGCGTAATAACGTAATCTGGGAAGCTAATGAAAAGAACGCAGACAGTAAGACAAAACGTGATGCCATTATCAATTATATGGTTTGGGTCATGGAACAGCCTTCGTTTAAGGCTGAGATGGATAAAGTTATCCTAGACTACATCGACATGGGCAATTGTGTCGCTACTGTAGAATGGGTAGACACTCGAGCTGAACAACCTACTCAGATGCAGAGTGGTTACGTTGGTCCGGCGCTTCGTCGTATCTCGCCTATAGATATTGTTATGAACCCTACGGCTGAGAACTTCCAAGTCTCGCCTAAGATTGTCAAATCTGTTATCTCGCTAGGTGAATTGAAAGAATTACTCCAGCGGATGTCTAATGATGACAATCGTGAAGAGTACGAAGAGCTTTGGGACTACCTGAAGGAAATCCGTGGACATGCTAAGACTGCAGCCGGTGAATGGCAGCAATTAGATAACCTCTATAGCATGGATGGTTTCTCTTCATTCCAGATGTATCTTCAGTCAGACACTGTAGAGATTCTTACTTTCTATGGCGATATGTATGACAGTGAGAATGACGTTCTTTATAAGAACCACGTCATGACTGTCGTAGATCGTCATAAGCTCATCAGCAAGAAACCTAATCCGTCGTTCTTTTCATATCCTCCGATCTTCCACGCTTCGTGGCGCAAGAGGCCTGATAACCTTTGGGGCATGTCTCCTCTGGCTAATCTTGTCGGTATGCAGTACCGGATGGATCATGTTGAGAACATGAAAGCAGATATCTGGGATTGGGCTACTTATCCTATGGTTGTTGTAACAGGGTTCGTTGAAGCCTTTACGATGCAGCCGGGTGAGATCATCTACGCTTCCGAAGAAGGTAAAGTAGATGTTGTTCAACCGCAGGTACAGATCCTTCAAGCTAATTCTGAGAATGCTTATCTAGCAGCTCTTATGGAAGAGATGGTTGGTGCTCCCAAGGAAGCCATGGGCTTCCGTACTCCCGGAGAGAAAACTAAGTACGAAGTACAACGTCTGGAGAATGCCGCTTCACGTGTCTTCCAGAATAAGATTAAACAGTTCGAGGAACAGATCCTTGAACCTATATTGAATGCCATGCTGGAGCTAGCGCGACGGATGCTTTCTTCTTCCACCACCATCAAAGTCTTTGATGACGATTTGAAGGCAGCTACGTTCCGCACACTGAATGTCGAAGACATCACAGGTGTTGGTCGTATCCGTCCGATAGCAGCACGGCATTTCGCTGAGCAGGCAGAACTTATCCAAAATCTAACCGCCCTATCACAGTCTCAACTTTGGGCGACAGTTGCACCTCACTTCTCTTCAGTGAAACTAGCGAAGCTCTTTGAGACTTCCTTCGATATTGAAGACAAGGAAATCGTAATGCCCTTCGTGTCTCTCTCAGAACAGGCAGATGGTCAGCGACTAGCTGCAGCTCTGCAACAGCAGACTATGCAAGTAATGGGAACTCCCACCGGCATGGGTAATGACTTCGATCAAGAACAGTTCGCCGGAGCTGTACAGCAAGGACCATAATGCTAACGGTTTGGACCAAAAACCTAAAGACTAAAGAAGAACAAGACAATTTCAATAACCAACTCCTCGGAGCTAGACCAGTGCTTCAGCGGTTGCACGATCTCTTGAATGAAAAGGAAGCAGAGCTTGATCGCTCCGAAAGGACGCAGAAGGCTTACGAGAACCCTAATTGGGCTTATCTACAGGCACACAGGAACGGTTGTGCTTCCATGCTTCAAGGGATCAAAGACTTAATAAATCTGGACCAGCAGAGGTAATATGAATTTACTAGAAGATACTAATCAGAACGACCAAGTTCAGATCGACGAAAACAAAGACTACTTCGCAGAACTGACCGCCCCCGGCGCTAAGTTCGACCTTACAAAGTACGACGGTGATCCTATGAAAGCTGCCGCTGCTATTGCTAAGGGTAAGTGGCATGCAGATGCTACGCTGGAACACCGTAACAAGAGTTACGATGAACTACGTACTGACTGGATGAAACTACGCGAAG